GACTTTACTCATATACAACCTTTCTCATAAAGATGAGCCAAAGGAGCTTTTGACGGAGGATGAGGTGGAGCTGTTAACCATGCCGCTTGACCTTGCAGGTTATAAGACAGCAATTACGGAAGCTTTGTATAAGGGAACCAAACGCAATATCGAAAGTGAGGTTGACTCAAAAAACGTACAGGTCGGGTAAGCGATGAAGAATTGTTTACCCGACTTCTTTATTACGGGTTGGCACACCTTCGTTTGTCGCAAAGCGAAGTGTGGCTGATGCCGTTTGGTCTGCTGCTTGACCTTTGGGAATGCCACAAACAGTATAACGGGATTTCCAAGCCGAAAGAAACATTGACGATAGACGATATTGTGCCGAGCGGAATATAAGATTTCGACAAAATTTTTCTGTGTGCAAACCGAAATTTGCTTGAATTTTCGCTTTGTATGTGCTATAATCATTTCATAAACAGTTGCAAATGCGACTAAATATGAAATGGAGCAAACAATATGAAAGAAATTAAACGGGATTTATACTTGAATAAGCTGATAGAAAGGAAAGAAAACGGCTCAATTAAAGTTATCACCGGAACACGTCGATCCGGAAAGTCGTATTTGCTGTTTAATCTTTTCTATGATTATTTGTTGTCTTTGGGCATTACAAAAGAACACATCGTCCGTATTCCTTTGGACGATGATGATTTTGAGTTGCAAAGAGATAAAAAAGAATTGTCAAAATATATCAAAGAGCATATATCGGACGATGGAATGTATTATATATTTCTCGATGAAATACAGTTTTGCGACGGCTTTGAAGGCGTTCTCAACGGGCTTACCCGCAGAAACAACTTGGATATTTATGTAACGGGTAGCAATTCCAAATCCTTGTCTACCGACATTTTAACGGAATTTCGCGGGCGCGGTGATGAGGTGCGTGTATATCCGCTAAACTTTGCCGAATATCTGCAAAGTTATGACGGAAGTAAAGAGGACGCATGGAGGGATTATTGCGCCTTCGGCGGACTCCCTCTAATACTGACAAGACCGTCAAGCGAAAGCAAAATGCAATACCTTAACGACTTATTTAAGCATATTTATCTTAAGGATATCGTTGAACGAAATAAAGTGCAAAACGAGGAGGCTTTGGCTAAATTGACGGATGTTCTTGCCTCCGGCATAGGCGCGCCTACAAATCCGACAAAGATTGCCAACACTTTTGCAAGCAACGGACAGAAAATAAGTCCCTCAACCGTTAACTCATATTTGAGTTATCTTGAAAACGCTTTTCTGATAGCACCTTCGGATAGGTATGATGTAAAAGGAAAAAAGTATATATATACAACGAAAAAATATTACTTTGTCGATAGCGGTCTAAGAAATGCGAGGCTAAATTTCCGACAGGTGGAAGAGTCGCATATTATGGAAAACATTATCTATAACGAGCTTCGGATTCGGGGATACGCAGTGGATGTCGGTATAGTTGAAGTAATACAAAAGGATGAGATGGGTGTCAGACGGCAAAAACAACTGGAAATCGACTTTATATGTAATCTTGGAAGTAAAAGGTATTATATTCAGTCTGCTCTTGCTATGCCGTCGGAAGAGAAACAGCAGCAGGAAAAACTGTCGTTGTTAAAGGTTGACGATTATTTCAAAAAAATCATCATAACGAGAGATAATGTAATTTCGCATTACACCGATGACGGAATATTAATTCTGAATGTTTTTGACTTCTTGCTTGATAGCGACAGCCTTGAAAAATAATCAGTCAAAAGTAAATAAGAACAAATTAAAGCAAAAAATAAACAAATCCGATTAAGGACAATTCCAAGTGAGTTGTCCTTTTTTCATGCCATTTTTTTGGGGGAGGTGAGGTTAATTGGCAGATAATTTCGGACTGAAAATCGGTCTGGACGGCGAGAAAGAGTTTAAGAAGGCGCTTGCGGATATCAATTCGCAGTTCAAAGTCTTAGGCTCGGAAATGCAACTTGTTGAATCCGAGTTCGGCAAAAACAGTACCTCCGTAGAAGGCTTGACCGCTAAAAATCAACTGCTATCAAAGGAAATAGATGCACAGAAAAGCAAGATTGAAACCTTACAGAGTGCTTTGCAAAATGCGAGTACGTCATTTGGAGAAAACGATAAACGAACGCAAGCCTGGCAGATACAGTTAAACAATGCCAAAGCCGCTCTCAATAATATGGAGCGAGAGCTTGACGGAAATAACGACGCACTAAAAAAGGCGGCAGACAACCTCGAAAAAGCGGAAAAGGAAGCCGATGATTTTGGGGATGAAGTAGAAGATGCCGGAGAGCAGAGCGAGAATGCCGGAGGCAAATTTAGCGGACTGGGCGCAACGTGTAAGGCTGTAGCGGCATCATTAGCCGTTGCCTTTGCTGCTGTTTCAGCAGCCGCAATCTCGGCGGGGAAAGCCCTTGTAAACATGACAACGGAAGGTGCGGCATATGCCGATGCCGTTTTAACCGAGTCAACTGTTACGGGAATTGCAACGGACAAACTGCAAGAATATATGTATGCGGCGGAGCTTGTGGACGTTTCTACCGAAACACTCACAAAGTCGATGGCAAAACAGATAAAGTCGATGAAGGCCGTTAAGGACGGCACAAAACTTTCTGTTGATGCGTATGAAAAGCTCGGTGTGACCGTGCTTGATGCCGATGGTAATTTAAGAGACGGCGACACGGTTTATTGGGAAGTAATCGATGCTCTCGGTAAAATGGAGAACGAAACCGAGCGAGATGCGTTGGCAATGCAGATTCTCGGCAAATCGGCACAGGAACTCAATCCGTTGATTACAGCCGGGGCAGAGCGTATGAACGAACTCGGCAAACAGGCAAGAGAGGCGGGATACGTCATCGGTGACGAAATGCTGAACGCATACGGTGCTCTTGACGACCAAATGCAGTACTTGTCTGTCGGAGCAACGGCGGCAAAGAACGCACTCGGAACGGTATTATTGCCTGTGCTGACAGACCTTGCGGGAGAAGGTGTTGACCTTCTCGGCGAGTTCTCACGGGGCATAGCTACCGCAAACGGCGATATAGGGGCGATGTCTGACGTTATCGGAGATATATTGCCTAAGGCACTTAATTCGATAATGAAGTATGTGCCGGAACTGTTGGAAGTCATCGGAGAAATAGTCGGCTCACTCGGAACGGCGATTGTAGACAACCTTCCACTTATAGTGGACGCTGCAACGCAGATAGTGTTTTCTATCGTTAACGGACTTATATCCGCACTTCCGCAGATTGCGGACGGGGCATTGCAATTAGTTCTCGGCTTGGTTGACGGTATCTTAAACCAATTACCGCTGTTGTTGACCGCCGCCATTCAGGTGGTTGTTACATTGGCAAAGGGCATAGGCAAAGCACTTCCGAAGCTGATACCGACAGTTGTGTCGGTGGTGATGGAGGTCTGCACAACCTTAATAAAAAATCTACCGCTTATCTTGGATGCGGCACTGCAACTTGTGGTAGGACTTGCAAAAGGAATACTTGACGCAATACCCGTTTTGATTGAGGCATTGCCGGAACTGATTACTTCCATTATTGATTTCATTTTGGGAGCGATACCGCAGATAATCGAAGCAGGTATTCAATTGATTACTTCGCTTGTCGAGGCATTGCCAACAATTATCGAAGCAATCGTAAGCGTGATACCGCAGATTATAACGGGCATTCTTGAAGCAATCTTGTCAGCCATACCGCTTATTATCGATGCCGGAATAAAGCTCATAACATCGCTTATCGGAGCTTTACCGGACATCATTACAACAATCGTGGCGGCAATACCACAGATTATTGCGGGGGTTATAACAGCCGTCATCGAGGCGATACCGCTAATAATCGAAGCGGGGTTTACGCTCATCACATCGCTTGTTGGCGCACTGCCGGAAATCATACTTGCAATTGTTGAGTCGATTCCCGAAATCATAACAGGGATAATCGATGCATTGCTCGGTAATATCGGACTGCTCATCGAAGCGGGTGTGAAGCTCTTTATGGCGCTTATAACCAATTTGCCGACAATAATTATAGAACTCGTAAAAGCCGTACCGCAAATATTAAAAGCATTAATTGACGCTTTCGGGAAGGGCATCGGTTCGTTTGTGGAAATCGGAGCCAATCTTGTCAAAGGCTTATGGGAAGGTATAAAAAGCCTTGCTTCTTGGATATGGGATAAGGTGTCAAGCTGGGCATCTGACCTTTGGGACGGGATATGCAGTTTCTTTGGGATACATTCTCCGTCAAAGAAGATGCAGTGGATAGGCGACATGATGATGGAGGGGTTGGCAAGCGGTATTGATGAATCGGCTGGGGAAGCAATGCAATCTGCCGCCGATATGACAAAAGATCTGAACTCTGTATTTGATGACCTGTCTGCCGATCTGACCGCTGCCGTTCCGCAGAATATTGATGTGAGCGGAGTGCAGAACACAGGAGTTTCAGTGGGGAACGGAGCAAGCGGAGCATTTACGCTTCAACTGAACATCACGACATTCAACAATTATAGGAGTGAAGATATAAACGAACTGACTAACGAAATTATGCAGACGGCAGGTGCATTTATGAAACGCAAGGAGGTGGCTCTGGGATGAACAGTTTTGTATATAACGGTATTCGTTCTTCGGACTTGGGCATGCGAATCATCTCAAAAAATATATATTCTGCGCCGAAGTATGACTTGAAGTTTCAGTCGATACCCGGACGGGACGGAGAACTTATATTGCCTAACGGACGGTTCCCGAATGTGGCGCTCTCATACAGCTGTTATCTGCCCGCAAAGAGCGTGGCAGAACTAACGGAAAAGATAACAAGAGTTAAGGCTTGGCTTTATACCGAGCCGGACAGATACCACACGCTTTCCGATACATACGATACACTTTTTTTCCGAAAGGCTGTGTTCAACAACAAACTTGACATCGCTGACGAATGCAACCGCATAGGTGTTTTCACCGTCAATTTTTATTGTAAGCCGTTCAGATACTTAAGCGAAGGACAGATAAAGACTGTTTATACCGAATCGGGATTTGTGCTTACCAATCCATATCCGTTTGCTTCTAAGCCGTATATAAAGCTAAACGGCAGAGGTAGTGGAAGGCTAATAATCCAATCGGCACAGCATAACGGCATTTGGACCTTTACAACGCTCAACGGATACACCGAATGCGACAGCGAACTGATGAACTTCTATCACGATACGGTTACTAAAAATGACACGGTCGAGGGGGACGGTTTTCCGCTGTTGCATCCTGGTGAAAACACAATAACCTTTGACGGTGGAATTGAAAGCGTGGAAATAATACCGAGGTGGATGACTGTATGATTCCGATTTTATATAAAGCAAACACAACGAATTTTTCTACATACGGCATCGGCGCACTTGCGGACTGCATATCTTGCGAGGTTTCGGAAGAGCGGAACGGTGGCTATGAGTGCGTTCTAAAATACCCCATTACGGGAGCGTGCTATTCGGAGATTAAAAAGGAGCGTTTGATTAAAGCCGTACCTAACGACACATCATCTCCGCAGGCATTCCGAATATACAGAATTACGACGCCTATAAACGGCATTGTAACGGTTTACGCGCAGCATATTTCGTATGACCTTTCAACGATTGCTACACCGACCTGGTCGAGTGAACCGATTACTCCGCAGCTTGCCGTGGAGCATACATTTGAAACGGCTCTTACACCGCACAACTTCACTTTCAGAACCGACTACACGGAGGCAAAAGCCTTCAAGGTTAGCAAACCGAAAAGTCTGCGAGCGATACTCGGCGGAGAGTCGGGTTCAGTTTTGGACTTGTGGGGTGGCGAGTTTGAATGGGATAATTTCAGAGTTATTCACCATCAAGGTCGTGGTCAAAACAACGGGGTGGTGATTGAGTACGGCAAGAACCTCACAAACCTTGAGCATGATGCAGATAACAGCGACGTATATACAGACCTCTTGCCGTATGCTGTTGTTACCGATGAGGAAGAAAACGAAACGGTCATAACGCTAACTGAACAGATTTTGCCGATTGCGTCAAGCAATATTCAAAGGAAAACACTGATTAAGGATTTCACCGATTCCTTTGATATGGATACGGTTATCACAGAGGCGCTGTTAAGAGAGAAGGCACAGCAGTATCTGCAGAATAATCCGCTTGGTATAGAAACCCCGACACTAAAGATATCTTTCGAGGCACTTTGGAAACAACCGGAGTATGCTGCAGTTTTGGAACGGGTTTCTCTCTGTGATACAGTAACGGTCAGGCACTCCGAACTTGGAGTATCTGTACATTCAAAGGTAATAAAGACTGTTTACGACAGCCTTGCGGAAAAATATGTGTCTATTACGCTCGGTAACGCAAAGGCCAATTTGCTGTCAGCTGTCAGCGAGACAAAAACAGCTGTGGAGACTGTAAAGCAGAAAGTGGACAGATTTCCAAGCCTTATGACTTCGGCAATAGGCACGGCAACGAAACTAATAACAGGGCAGAACGGCGGATATGTCGTTTTGCACGGAGACAGTGAAACAAGTAAGCCGTATGAATTGCTTATTCTCGATAATCCGAGCATAGAGGACGCTGTCAATGTTTGGCGGTGGAATGTTGGCGGTCTTGGTTTTTCGTCTCACGGCTACAACGGACCATATGAAACGGCAATAACCGCAGACGGTCAAATCGTAGCCGACTTCATTACTACAGGCTCGCTTGTGGCAAATATTATCAAGGCGGGTGTTTTGTCTTCGCAGGACGGCTCTTCGTATTGGAATCTTGAAACTGGTGAAGTTGTTTTGAGGGCTTATGCGACAACGGCATCTGTAACGGATACAAATTCTCGCATTGACGAAATCGAAGATCAGAAAATGTACCGCTTGGTTATCTCGTCAACCAACGGTAATATTTTCAAAAACAACAACATCCAAACTACGCTGCAAGCCACGGTCTTTTCGTGGGATGAAAACGTGACGGACAAGCTCGATTCCAATCAGTTTATCTGGACAAGAGTATCGGAAGACGCGGCGGCGGACAGTGAATGGAATGACAGACATTTTGGCGGGACAAAGTCCGTTGAAATTACTGCGGATGATGTTAAGGTACGGGCGACTTTTTTCTGCGACCTTATTGATACCACCACACGGCAAAGTTTACTCGGATGAGTGGAAATATAATACAAAAAGGAGATTTATATTATGAGCAAAGCACAAGGTCAATTTACAATTATTGACTACAATGATGCCTTAACCCTTACGGGGTATATAGGCTCAAGTCACGCAAAGACGCAGATGTTCAATCCCGACAACGGGACTTACAATCCCAACTGGGCATCGACCAATCTTGTCTTAACACCGAGCCTGTATGTTATCGGAACAACTACCGACCAGATTACATCATCGGCGGTAACTTCGGTTAAGTGGTATCAGGGGACTTCCAATACTGCGATTACTTCAACGGGGAACTATGCGTTAAGCGGAGCCAAGAGCCACATCCTAACGGTTAAGGCAAATATTATGGCGGGTTTGCCTGGGGTTGATTTCCGTTGCGTAATTACCTACAAGGACGATTCAACCGGACTGTCAATTACGCATCCGTTGACTATCAGCTTTTCAAGGGTAGTGAACGGCGGTGGTATCGTCGACCTTATTGTAACGACGCCGAACGGAAACGTTTTCAAAAACACCGAAGTGAATACGCTTATTGCAAAAGCGGAGTTATGGAGAGGCTCGACAGTCGATACGACCAATGTTACTTATAAATGGGCGATTATGGACGCTTCGGTAACAAGCAGTTCTTCCAGCGGATATGACGTAGCATTCGGTACAGGTTGGAGAAAGTTGGCGGATACTACGGGTAAGTACACGGGAACGACGACTGCTACAATAACTGTGTATGCTGCGGCGGTTGAAAGCTATGCGGTGTTCCGCTGTATTGCTACTGATTCAGATTCTGCGTCTAATACCTACAATAGCAATTTTACAGACGTTGCAACTTTTATCGATAATGCGGATCCGATTCAAGTTGTCATTACTTCGACGGGTGGCGACGTATTTAAGAACGGACAAGGCTCAACAACTTTAAAAGCGATAGTGTATCAGGCGGGAGTAGAGATCGATACCGCAGGTCAAGGCACTTATGTCTGGACGAAGTACAATAAAGACGGCGCAATCGATACCACATGGGGAACAAGCGGTTCAAAGACCGGTAAAACACTGTCCGTTTCAACAACCGACGTAGTGACAAAAGCAACTTTTATGGTTTTAGTAACAATCTGAGAGGAGGGGGGAAAGCGATGCGGGCATTATCTCAATTTACAATACATTCGTTAAACGATGTGGTAACGTCGGGAACCGCACCGACAAATCCGTATCTCGGACAGTTATGGGTAGATACATCTGTATCACCGCCTAAGACAAGGGTATGGAATGGCTCCTTATGGAAAGAACAGAACGGTACTGATGATTTAGCATCGAGTATTACAACGATAACCACCCAACAGCAAAGTTTTGAAACCAGTTTGGACGGACTTACGAGTTCTGTGTCGACTTTAGCGGAATCTGTCGAAATAAACACATTGGCTATATCAACTTTAACGCAAACCGCTACAGATATTTCTGCCGAAGTATCAAAGAAAGTGGATGAGACTTACGGGACCTCCGTGTCGTCGTTTGGTTGGTCATTGAAGTCGGACGGATTTTATGTGTATTCAAATGCAAATACAGCGATGAGTATCACTTCGAGCGGTTTAACTGTAAACGGAGCAATAAATGCTACAAGCGGCACAATGGGGGGAATGACAATCAACGGGTATCTGCGTTTCGGTGGGGATACAAATTATTATATTTCCGCTAATTATAATGACGGAAACTATTATCTAAGTTTACCGGGGCTGCGGATAGATAAAGCCAGTTCTGCGGTGTTTAGCGGAAAATTGTCAGCGCCGAGCGGAACTATAGGCGGGTTTACCATTACTACAAGCGCCATTTACAAAACAAAAACGGCATACAACAATACGACTTCGGGCGTGTATATCGGTACAGACGGAATCGGACTCGGCGCAGGAACGTTTTATGTTACCGCCGCGGGCAAGCTATATGCAAACGATGCGGAAATCAGTGGAAAGATAACGGCTACGAGCGGTTCGTTTTCGGGAAGTATTACTTCTTCGGACGGAACAATCGGCGGATTTACGATAGGCGCGGCAGGACTTACCAATTCAAGCGGCGGCTCGTATATTCAAATAAAAAGCGGCGACTACACAACCAGGTTTTCTGCAAATACGGCATATTCTACGTGCGATACGGCAACCGGGTGGCGAGGCTGGCGACTCGGACTCGACCAAATCTCCATATCCGATTATTCATCAAGCAAGTTTGCGGGCGTCAAGATAATGCCTACATATTTGAAACGTTCAAGTTACACGGGTTACGGAAACGCTATTATTTCAGAAGGCTGTATTACTACGATTTCGCCGCCTACCTATAATGCCGACAACGGAACATATACGGTTACGGGTTCGCCGTTTATTATCGGTCTGCCGAGAGCCGTTAACGATTCGCCGTATGCCACAATGTACGAATGGGGCGTATATATGCGTTTCGGAGGCTATGCGAGCGCAGAACTGGTATATGACAGCTATTACGGCGGGAAGTGGTATTTGCGGAATATAAGTGGCTCAACTTATGATTTGATAAATGTTGTGCAACACGTTTACGGTCATAAGTTTTATTTTTGGACTTATACAAGTAGCGTTGCAAATGATTCGAGGGTGTCAATAACAAGGACTACGCACGGATTAAGCGTTGTCAGCGGAGCGATAGTAATACCGAGGGAAAACAGTATTTACGGCGAAGGTAGCAGTTTGGGCGGAGATAACAATTTAATCAATAAAAGGGCAAATTATGGAGTATATATCAGTGGAACTACCGTTTATGTAATCGTAGACACAAACGGCTTGACTAGAGGTTTTTACTGCTTGGTTTACGGGTATTAAAATGAAAATTTATTATTTAATGAATGATAACAAAGAAATTATACAGGATGATTTCGAGCGGTTTGACGAAAACTGCTTTGAAATCGATAAAGACGACTACAACATTGTAAACGGATACAACGGCGCATTGTTTCTTGTCGAATACACAAAGACGGACGAGTATAAAGAAAAAGCGGCATTGTTTCTCGCCGCCGCAGAAATAAACGCTCTACGGCAAAAACGGGAAGTTGAGTGCTTTTCGGTTATAAATCGCGGCGAACTGTGGTACGAACGACTAACCGATGAACAACGGAAAGAACTCGAAGAATGGTATCAGGCATGGCTTGACGTTACGGAAACAAAGACAGAACCCAATCGACCCGATTGGTTAAACTAAAAAACGGAGGGAATCTATGAAATTAATAGAGGTATTAAAAGCAAGAGAGCCTTTGAACAGGCTGATGGGTAAGAACTTCACGAGCTATAAGGTTTTGCGAGAACTGGTAAAACTCCAAAAAGCGGTCAGCACAGAAGTGGAGTTTTATGCGGCGCAGGAAAAGAAGAATATCGAGTTGTATTCGGAAAAGGACGAAAAAGGCAATCCCGTTATTCTTGCGGAAGGCAGAATAAAGCTCAAGGATACGCAAGCGAAATCTGACTTTGACGGCGAAATAGCAAAATTGTACGAAACGGATATCGACGGCATAACCGCAGTTGTAATTCGAGAGAGCGATTTCAAATCATCGGAAGAATATCCGACTCCCGGCGATATGGCACTGCTTGACGAATTTATAGAATTTACGGATTAAGGGAGAAAGGTATGAGCGAAATAATCATAACAATAGCGGCGGTTATTACGGCAATCGGCGTCATTTTCGGTGTGGTGTTCACGGTGTATAAATGGTTTCTAAAACAGGAGAAACAGGATACGGACATCAAGGAAATCAAAGACGAGCAGACGCTTTTGACATATGGTGTCTTGGCTTGTCTGAAAGGTCTGAAAGAGCAAGGGTGCGACGGTCCCGTTACGGCGGCTATAAACCAAATTGAAAAACATATAAACAAACAGGCACATAAATAAAAAACGGAGGAAGTTACATATGGAAAATTTATCAATTGTAAGCGTACCTATCATCGTATCGGTGGTATACGCTCTTATCGGAGTTATTACAAAAGCGGTAAATAACAGCGAGAAGTTCAAACGCTTTATTCCGCTCCTTGCGTTGATTATCGGGGCGGCAATCGGCGGACTGCTGTTCGTGTTCGAGCCGAGTTTAATCGGTGCCGAGAGCGGTATATCCGCCGTAATAACGGGCGGCGCAAGCGGTCTTGCCGCAACAGGCACAGACCAGGTGGTAAAACAGCTGACAAAAAACGATACAGACAAAAAAGAATAATTATGGCGATTTCGCCACAATTTAAAAAGCCTACTTGGGGAGCAATCCTTGAGAGGCTTGTTTGCATTACAAAGGATTTTTTTTGATTTTTTTACGGATAATAACCATATAACGCAACAAGTCCATTGCATTGACCTTGTTTTTGATGGGTCAAATTGTATAATTAGTTCATCGGAATGGACTAATCTTATAGGAGGTGTGTTATATGAAATTGAATGACGCAGTTTATTTGCGGATAAGCGAGTTATGTAATGAACGCAATATTTCAATTTATCGTCTTGCAAAAGACGGTGGACTTCAAAAGACCACGTTGTATCAGATTAGAGATTGTCAGACTGTGAAGTTGGATACTATCGCAGCGGTTTGCGAAACATTAAATATTTCTTTGGGGTACTTTTTCTCCTCGCCGCTTTTCGATCCAAACACCGTAACCACATAATACAAATAAATAATTTTGGTAGCTGAGTTCCTTTTTGGGAATTCGGCTCTTTTTTTATGTCTTTTTTCGGATTTTGACTGTACAAAACACCCTTGATTTCTCCGTATAGTGAGGAGGTTGTTATATGACGTCTGAAGAAAAAAACAAAATAGTCAAATTAAGTAACCAGGGTATGGGTTATTTGAAGATTGCCAATACGCTGAATCTATCAAGCAATACCGTAAAGACCTTTTTGCGAAGGGAAAAAGAAAAGGTGCAGCGGCTATGCTTGCAGTGCGGTAAAAGTATATCAAATGTAGAATCAAAAAAGGAACGTAAATTCTGTTCGGACAAATGCCGCCTGTCCTGGTGGAATGAACATAGAGATAGTGGGAATAAAAAGGCTTTTTATACGGCTACCTGCTTATATTGCGGAAAGGAATTCACGGCATATTCTACAAGCAAAAGGGTTTACTGTTCAAGGGAGTGTTTTGCAAACGCAAGGAGGAAAAACGATGGACAACAATGAAAATATTATGGCTTACAATCTGGCGATGAGTATGGCTTTGAGCATGCTAAATAAGAGTATAATTTCAGTAGATGAATTCAACAAAATCGAGCAGAAATTTTGCAAAAAATATTGTATCGATTTCTCCTCAGTATTCCGCTATTTTGCTGGATAAATACTTCTTTTAGAGGTAATATGACACTACCAAAAAAGGAGGTCGCTATGGCAAGAGAAATTACAATCGTAAAACCTAAAAAAGATTTTGGCTTACAACTGAAAAATGTTTGCGCCTATGCCAGGGTATCCACGGGCAAAGAAACAATGCTTCATTCGCTTTCGGCACAAGTCAGTTATTACCAGAATTTAATTCGAGGGCATAACGGATGGAAGTTCTGCGGAGTGTACGCAGACGAAGCTATGACAGGGACAAAAGATAACCGCGGAAAGTTTCAGGAAATGATGCAAGAGTGCAAAAACGGGAACATAGACTTAATTCTTACTAAGTCAATTTCAAGGTTCGCCCGCAACACTGTTACACTTCTTGAATCAGTCAGGGAGTTGAAAGACTTAGGCGTCGACGTTTACTTTGAAGAGCAAAACATAAACACGATGTCGACGAACGGTGAGTTAATGCTGACAATCCTTGCTTCCTACGCTCAGGAGGAGAGCTTGTCCGCAAGTGAAAATATGAAATGGCGAATTAAAAAGCTGTTTGAGCAAGGACTTCTTCCTTCGGGAAGACTAATCGGTTATAAGTATAAAGAAGGAGCATTTGAGGTCATTTCAGAAGAGGCCGAGATTGTAAAACGCATATATTCGATGTATCTCGGCGGAATGGGGAAGGTAAAGATAGCAAAGCAGCTGAACAAAGAAGGAGTACTAACGCGGAACAGACACACTTGGAGTCCTATGGCATTACATTGGGTTTTAACGAATTATACATATACGGGAAATCTACTGTTGCAGCGGACATACACGGAAAACCATTTAACAAAGAAGACAAAGCAAAATAAAGGCGAATATCCATTGTACCAAGCCGAGAATACACATGAACCCATTGTAAGCCTTTCGGATTTTGAAGCCGTACAAAAGGAAATGGCTCGACGTGCCGAATTGGTACGGTCAGCGGATTCTTTACCGAGAAAGCGTTATCCTTTTACGGGAAAACTGCGATGTGCCGTTTGCGGTAGCTATTATGGTCGCAGAACTACCGTGACAAGAAAAATGTGGATATGTCACAACTACATCGTTTACGGTAAGGACAAGTGTGCCTCAAAACAAATTCCTGAAGAAACGCTTGAAAAGATAACGGTTGAAGTAATAGGCAGTTTAGATAGATTAAGCGAAATAGATTTCATTGAAGTCGATAACGGCAACAAACTGACATTCATTTTTAAGGACGGCAGAGGGGTGGAGAGAACATGGAAAGACAGATCACGTTCCGAATCCTGGACTGCCGAAAAAAGAATTGCCTTTGGTGAAAACAGAAAAAGGAGGAACGCAGAATGCCGCAAGTTACAATAATTCCCGCAACGAGAGATTTGCACACGGGCATTGTCAAAAACGGATTATATAAAAAGAAGGTGGCAGGGTATGCAAGAGTATCTACCAATAACGAAGAGCAGTTGACTTCTTATGAGGCACAGGTGGACTATTACACAAAATATATACAAGGCCGTGCCGATTGGCAAT